GGAAGAGAAGGCGTTTTTCTCGTCGGGTATAAATGGGCTGCGGCTCTCCCCTCGTTAAAAATAATTTGTTGTCGTCATATAGTATGAGACGGGTGGGTCAGTTTTAGGAAACCAACCTGCCACCCCTATTTCGTTTATAGTTTTGGAAAACAAATTGAAAGTACCATCGGAGTCAATTAGATACGAGTTAGTCCTTTCCCTGAAGATTTATTTATTATTCACTTGGATTGGTGTTAATTATAAATCGTAACAGACTGGGCACACTGTCACTCTTTAATTGGCTGCCTGTAATGGATAAGATGTTTTTGATTCGACTTCAGAGATAGGCAATGTGCAAAATGCAGTGTTCAAGAAAAAATAATAAAGATAAGAAAGAAAATACCAAAAATAATAAAAATAACGAAAATAATAAACTAACGTTGTTTAACGATAAATGTAAATCAAATTTATTGTTATTTGACGGTTTAAGAAATGTTCTAATAAGAACAAATGAACAAGAATTTAAAATAGCAAATGGTGGGATAGTGGAGCTATCTCATTTCAAAATTAAAATAGTTAATGGGACTAGACAGAATTTAATGTCTATAAAATCAGCTATTTATTCAATTAAAAAATATGAAGCAGAAGGTTTGTTAGAAGTCTTCTCGTTAAGTTTTAAGGCAACTAGTGCTTTTACAAAAATTGCTTATAAAATAATTAAAAATGAAAGTGATGTAGAAACTAATGCATTAATAATGGATGTTTTATCAATGTTAATACAACATGGTAGTGGAACTTATAATAATTGGACTCCGGGATATTTGATAGGATTTTTGGCTCGTGTATATTCTATTTTTACGAGATCTAAGAAATTGTTATTAAGTGAAAGTTTAGATACAACTATGTTAGTTGCAGGAGCCATTGGTTTACCGGAAGGATTTTTTAATGTATTAAAGAAGATAAGTTTGATGACTAATAAGAAAATAGGAGATCATCCAGGATTGTTTTTAGAAGGAGTACAATATATATCATCATTTTTTAATACTCTTATTATGAATGTACCATGGATACCTGAAATAATTAAATCAATTTGTAATAAATTATTTACTTTTGGGGATTTTCAATTGCAAGTCATGGAAATGCAAAATAGTTTATTAACTTGGAAAAATGATAAGAAAATTTTGAGTGATGTAGTTTTTAGAAATAAAATTTTTAAACAAAAAGAACAATTAGAAAGTCATCCAGATACTACCGAAAAATTAAAGACAGGTTTAAATTTTAAAATTTTTTATGGAGAATTCGGTAAGATGGTAAGTAGCGCAAAAGCTTTTGAAAAATGTTCTAGACAAGAACCTGTACTTATAGTTTTAGAAGGTCCACCAGGAGTAAAGAAAACTGTAGCTTTATTAAGAATAATTAAATTATTAAATATGAGTGTTTATACTCATATAGTTAAATCAGTAGAAGATGGTAAAGACCATTATGATGGCTATAATAACGAAGATGTTTTTGTTATGGATGATGTGGGACAACAAGGTGTGAGTCAATGGCGTACAATTATAAATATGGTTTCATCAATCCGTATGCCTTTGGAATGTGCTTCAGTAGATTTAAAAGATACAAAATACTTTGATAGTAAGATTATTATTGTAACAACTAATAATTTTTCGAATTTAAATGGATTAACTAAGAGTGATGGAATAAGTGATATTAAAGCTTTATGGAGACGTGGGCAGGTATTTAATTTTTTAAATGAAAGTACAGTAGAATTTAAGAGATTTGATGTTTATAAAGATAAATGGACAAATATACCGATTTTTAATAATCGTAGTTTAAATATATTTAAAGGAGATAATTTAGAATTGTCTCTATTTATTACTGCTTATATAAAACGTAGTGTTCAATATTATAATGAAATTATACAAGATATAGATTTAACCGATAGTCAAATAATAATAGCTCAAGATAGAATAGATGAGATGTTAACTCAATATTACGATGCGCAAAGTTGGGTTTCAGCAACCATGACAGTAGTTACTTATTGGAAATATATTCAAGATTATATGGAAGATTTATTAAATAATATTTATCATTTTGTTTGTGAACATTCTAATCAAGCGAGTTTTTGGATTGTAGGAGTATGCTTGTTTCAAGCGTACAAAACTTATTTTGATTATGCAAAAATTGGTGTAAATTCAGAAGAATCGAATTTGGAGATAATTAATGAGTGGAATTCTAAAATAAAAGGTAAAGGTAAATTAGTCGAGATTAAAGACTCAAAAGTTTATATTGGTGAAAGTATTACAGGAACTTTAATAGATACCGTGAAGAAAAATGTTAAATTAGTTAAAATTTTGCTTAAAAATAATAATTTTGAGGTTAGCCATTGTTTAGTTTCCGGTACAAAAATTTTATTACCTGCACATGTAGTTTTTGAAAGTTTGAATACATTAATATTATATAATACACAAGAAGATTTTGTTAATGAAAATAGAGCATTAGATCATTGTAGTTTTAAAGTAGTATTTGATGATAAAATTAATGATGTAGCAATATTAGAAATTCCTTTATTAAATAAAACCCCTTATAAAAATATTTCGCATTATTTTAAATTTAAAAATAAAGTAGCTAGGAACCCTTATTTTGTTTGGTCAGGAGAACCGGTTAAATTAGAAGGAACGTATGTTCCATCAGAGTTGTTACCTAAGTATAAGACGAGATTTGGAGATGTAGTAATACAAGAACCATTGACGTATCAAATGTCAGGAAAAGGATTTTGTGGATCTGTAATAGTCGATGAAAATGCAGGAGTAATAGGTTTTCATGTTGCAGGAGATGGAGAAGTTGGTGTTTCTAAGATCTTTTCTCAAAGTGTTATGGCAAAAATTAATAATTATTTAGAAGATGGAGAAGTTGGTGTTTCTAAGATCTTTTCTCAAAGTGTTAT